AAGAAACTTTAAAAAATATTTTAGAAGAATATACAACAATTATCAGAGAAAATAAGCCATTGAAAAATGATATTCATCCAACGATGAAACCAATAAGGCTTATATCAAAGTTAATACATAATTCAAGCAAAGAAAATTGGAATGTTTTAGATTTGTTTGGTGGCTCTGGAAGTACACTAATAGCTGCTGAACAGCTAAAAAGAAAAGCGTTTTTAATGGAATTTGATGAAAAGTATGCTGATGTAATTGTTAAGAGATATGCTGAAATGGACAAAGAAGATATAAAACTTTTAAGAAATGGGAAAACTTATAACTGGAATGAAGTTAAAAGTGAACTCTATGCTGGTGATGTAACATGAAAAAAGAAATATTCACAGATAAGCAATTAAAAGTGCTAGAACTATATGTTCAGCTTGAAATAACAAAATTTAGTACAAAGAAGAAAAACCTATATTCTGAAATACAAAAAAGAACTAAATATAATCTAAATACAATTACTAGCTGGATTAGAAGATATTTAGAAAAGTATAAGGAAATTAGAAAGGAAATTCAAGAAGAAAAAAATGCAAAAATATCCAATTTTGAGGGCTTGACAGAAAAACAGACTAAGTATGTTATGTTTAGAATGTGTGGTTTTAGTAAAGAAGAAGCAAAATTAGAAGCAGGATATAGTGAAAAGACTAAGGCTGCAAATATAGAAAAGAATCCAAAGATAATTGGAACATTAGTAGAGCTAAGAGAAAAGTTAAAAGATGATGTTAGATATGGAGTAATGGCAAATCTTAATGCACTTGTTACGATTAGAGATGAGGGAATAAAAGGAGTTGAAAGAGTTGAATACACAGATTCATCAACCCCTGATGGGCATTCAATAATCAAGACAGTAGTAAAGGAGAAGCAGTTCATTGCTTCAGCCACAGCTACCAGGATCATAAATGAGATGCTTGGATATAAGCTAACTGATGAATTGAAATTGGAAGAAGCAAAGAAAAAAGAAAAGGCAGGTCAACTTGTTCTTATAGAATAAGGTACTGTCAGACGATTTTCTGAGTTGAGGGTCCGAAGAGCTCAAAAAACATCAATTTTAGGAAAAATTTCAAGTTTGCCAAAAAATAATTTATATACGCGAGGAGGAAAAATGCAACAAGTTTTAGCAACTGAAAATAGAATTGCAAAATTATTTCAATTTTCAGAGAGAAAAGTCAGAGATTATTTTAAAGCTGCTAGAATTGCTCCTGGAAAATATGATTTACTCCAAGTGATAGAAATATTTGTTGAAAAGAATTCAGGAAAAGATGAAACAGCTGAATTAAAGAGAGCTGATAAAGATTTGAAAGAATATAAATTAAAAATTTTAAAAAAAGAATATCATCATGAAAGTGATGTTATCAGAATAGTTTCAAATATGAATTATAATTTTAAATCTAAATTGATGGCTCTTCCTAGTAAAATCTCAGTTCAATTGCTAAATAAGGATAATCAACTTGAAATAAAAGAAATTTTAAAAAAAGCTATTTATGATGTTTTAGAAGAATTGATTGAATACAAATATGAAGAAAGAAAGGTTATTAAAAATGAAGATATTGGGGAAACACACAATACATCTGATTGAAAATATTGTAAAAGATACTTTAGCTCCCCCAGAAGATTTGACTATTGCTGAATGGGCAGATAAATACAGGGTACTTTCAAGAGAGAGTGCAGCAGAAGCTGGAAAGTGGGAAACTGATAGAACACCATATATGAAAGCAATATTTGACTGTGTTACTGACAGTATAACTAAATCAATAACCATTATGAGTTCAGCACAGGTTGGAAAAACAGAATTACTCTTAAATATTTTAGGAAGATATATGCACTTAGATCCTTGTCCTATTCTCTTTGTTCAACCAACTGTTGATGATGCCAAATCATTTTCAAAAGAAAGAGTTGAACCTATGTTAAGAGATACAAAAATTCTTAAAACATTAGTAGATAAAGTTAATAAAAGAGAAACAGGAACTGTTCAGGAAAAAATGTTTCCTGGGGGATATGTAAGATTTGTTGGAGCAAATTCTCCATCTGGATTAGCAAGTAGACCTATAAAAATTACATTGTTAGATGAAGTTGACAGGTTTCCTTTATCAGCAAAAAAAGAAGGAGACCCAGTAAAATTAGCTGAGAGAAGAACAAACAATTTTTATGATAGCAAAAAAATAAGAGTTTCTACTCCCACAGATGATGCAACTTCTAAAATACAATTATTATATTTGGCAGGTTCACAAGAAGAATGGAGTTTACCTTGTCCATACTGTGGAGAATATCAAGCCTTAGAGTTTGAGCAACTTAAATATCAAGATTTAGTAGAGCCTGAATTTGAGTGTAAATTTTGTGGAGAAAGTGCAGTTGAAAGCGAATGGAAAAAATGTGGACAAACTAATGGGAAATGGATAGCTAAGTTTCCAAAAGAAAAAGAAAATAGAAGTTTTCATCTTAATGCATTAGCTTCACCCTGGGTAAGTTGGAAAGAAATTATAGCTGAATATCTAAATGTCAAAGATGACGATTTTCAATATAAAACTTTTATAAATACTGTGCTAGGCAAGACATTCACTGTAAATCTTGATAGTGCTATGGATTATGAAGCAATCTATGAAACAAGAGAAGATTATGGAGCAGAATTACATGACAATGTTGTTATTCTTACTGCTGGTGTGGATGTACAAGACAACAGACTCGAAGTTGAGGTTGTTGGTTGGGGTTACGGTTATGAAAGTTATGGAATTATTTATAGAGATTTCCCAGGTGATCCAGGAAAAGAAGAGGTATGGTTAAAATTAGATGCTTTTTTAAGAAAAAAATTTAAATATAAAAATGGTAAGTCTTTAATGATTGCAGCAACTCTTATAGATTCAGGAGGACATCATACAGGAAGTGTATATAAATATGTCCATAAAAAAGAGAAAAGAGGAATTTATGCAATTAAAGGACAAGGAAGTTGGGGAGTTAATATTCTAAATGGTTTTAGAAAAACAACTAAAAAAGGTACTCCTTCAATAAATTTACTTAGTCTAGGAGTAAATGCTTTGAAAGATTTAACATATTCAAGACTTTCAATTTTAAATGGTCCAGGTAAATGCCATTTCCCAAAATCTAGTACACAAGGATATGGGATAGATTATTTTAAAGGACTAACAGCTGAGGTAAAAGTAAAAAAATCAACCCCAAGAGGTATGAAAATAGCCTGGGAAATTCTTCAAGGAAGAAGAAATGAACCTTTGGATTTGAGAAATTATGCAACAGGTGCAGTAGAACTCATCCCAATTGATTTAAATGATAAAAAATATATGAGAAAGGAGATTAAATAATGGTATTTACAGAAGAACAATGTAAAGAACATTTACAAGCTTGGTTAGCAGCTGATTTGGCTGTGTCAAAAAGTCAGAGCTATACAATTGGAAATAGAGTTTTAACAAGAGCAAATTCACAAGAGATAGCTAGAAATATAAAAATATGGTCTGAAAGATTAGCAAAAGTACAAAGAGGATATAGTGGTCCTAGAACTTTTCAAATTATTCCTAGATAGGAGGTTTTTATGAATTTAATTGACAAGGCGATAGGGTACTTTAATCCTAAAGCTGGTGCTGAAAGAATTAGAGAGAGGCGAAAATATGATAACCTTATAAAAATTGAGAAAGGTTATTCAAATAAAGATGATCCTGTTCTTAAAAATTGGAATGTTGGAGCTAATAGTCCTGATGAAGATTTGTTATTAAGTCTTGAAGACTTAAGAGCAAAGTCAAGAAACTTATATATGAATAATGATCTTGCTGGAGCTGCACTAAAAAAAATGAGAACTAAAACTGTTGGAAGTGGCTTATTGCCAAAACCAACAATTAATTATGTCTATTTAGGAATAGAAAGAGAAAAAGCAAAAGAGCTAGAAAGAATTATAAAAAATAAGTTTAATGCTTGGGCTTTATCTCCTAACTCTGATGCAAGTAGAATGTTTAGTTTTTATGATTTACAATCACTGTTACAACTTAGTTGGATAATGAATGGAGATGCTTTCGCAATTCCAATGAGAAAACACAGAAAAGGAGTTAGTATAGAGCTTTGTATTCAACTTCTTGAAGCAGATAGAATTGTGAATCCGATAGGAACTATTAATAAATATATAAAATCAGGAGTTGAGTATGATGAACAAGGAGAGCTTAAAAAATACTATGTAGCTTCGTCACATCCAGGAGATAACTTTAATTACAAAGTAAAAGGGTATCCAGCTTTTAACAGTTTAGGTAGAAAAAATATCTTACATATTTTTGAACCTGAACGAATAGGACAAAGAAGAGGAGTTCCAATTTTAGGTCCGATTATTTTTTCACTTAAACAACTAGGAAAATATAAAAGCTCTGAATTAACAGCAGCAGTTATCAATGCAATGATAGGACTTATTATTGAAAGTGAAAGTGCTGATGAAGATGGATTTGCAGGAGGTTTTGGAACAACTGATGAAGAAAATACACCAGAAAATCCAAAACAAAAAGAACAACAAATAACCTTAGATCATGGAACTTTAGTAGTAGGTAAACCAGGGGAAAAAATAAAAGAATTTTCTACAAGTAGACCCAATAAAAATTTTAAAGAATTTGTTGAAGCAATATATGAAGAAATAGGAGCAAACTTAGAGATTAGTAAAGAAGTTTTGATGTCTAGCTTTAAAAATTCATATAGTGCTGCAAAAGCTTCACTTGAAGAAGCACATCAAAGGTTTCAAGTTTCAAGAAAAATATTAGAAAGAACATTCTGTCAACCAATTTATGAAGAATTTATACTTGAACTTATAAAAAATGGGGATATAGATTGTCCAAGATTTTTTGAAGATGAGTCAGTTCGTTATGCTTTTACTCGTTGTATATGGGTAGGTGCTGGGAAATCATCTCTTGATCCATTAAAAGATGCTAATGCAAATGGTAAAGAACTAGAAAACTTTACTACAAGTAGAAGTATCATAGCTGCTACATCAGGTTATGATTATGAAGAAATCTTTAGGGAAAGGGCAGAAGAAGAAAAGGAAATTGCTCTTCTTGAAAAAGATCTAAAAGCTATTCGTAAAGGGGGTGAAAAATAATGCCTAAAATACAAAAAAATAAGTTTTTTGAAATAAAGAACCTAACAGAAAATACTGCTGAAATTAGAATATATGGAACTATAACAAAATGGGCTTGGGAAGATTATGGAGAAGTTAGTTCAGCTAATTTTGCAAAGGAATTACAAAATTATAAGAATGTTTCTCAAATAAATCTGAGAGTAAATTCTCCTGGTGGAGATGTGTTTGAAGCAAGTGCTATTTACAATCTTTTAAAAGATTTTGCAAAAGTAAATAATATACAAATAACTGGCTATATAGATGGATTAGCTGCAAGTGCTGCAAGTTTTTTAATTTTATGTGCATCTAAGATAGTTATGGGAATAGGAGCATTGTTTATGATACATAATCCTTTAACCTATGCCTATGGGAATTCAATAGAATTACAAAAACAAATTGAACTTTTAGATACAGTTAAGGAATCTATTTTAGACATTTACTGTACAAAATCTAAATTAAGTAGAGAAGAAATTGCTGAAAAAATGAACAATGAAAAATGGTTTCGTGCTAATGAAGCTCTTGAAGCTGGTTTTATTGATGAAATAGTAGAAAATGATAATTCATTAGAAAATATTAAAAATATTTCAAATGAGCTACATATTGAAAATTTTATTCATCAAGATTTGTTAAAAGAAAAGTTAAAAGAAATTGAAAATATGAAAAATATAGGAGGAATAAAGATGCCAAAAAGTGTACAAGAATTATTGAATGAGTATCCACAATTAATGAATGATTTTAAAGATCAAATTATTAGCGAACAAGAAGAAAGTCAAAAAGAAACAATTAAAAATGCTGTTCTTGAAGAAAGAAAAAGAATAGAAGCATTAGAAAAAATTCCAGTTATAAATGAAAAGCAAAAAGAAATTATAAACAAAGCAAAATATGAAGAACCTAAAGACCCAAAAGATATCATGGCAGATTTCTTTATGTCAAATGCTAATAAAGCACATGAAGAAATTGAAAAAATTAAAAATGAACAAAAAGAGAGTGGAATTAATGATATAACACCTTCAACTGAAGAAGAACAAGATAATGTCTTTAATGAAATATGTGCTGCTGCAATACAAGCTTTCAATAAAAAATAGGAGGATAAAATATGTCAAAAAATAAAATTTATACAAGTACAGACCAAAGAATATTTCAAGGAGATTTCCCAATTGAAACAAATGCTCTGACACTTCAAACAAAGGTTGAAGCAGGAGATATTGTTGCATTAAGTACAGGCAAAAAATTTGGGAAATATGATGGAACAACTTATTCTGATGTTTATGGAGTTGCTTATGAAACAACAGAAAATGCTGGACAAACAGTGGTTATCTTAACAGGTGGACTTGTAAAAAACTTTGTTAAGTTTAATGGAAAAGAAGAAGAATTAACTATTGCATTAAGAAAAATAGGAATATTTATAAAATAAGGGAGGAATAAAATGCCAGGATTATATACACCAGTAACAATAAAAAAAGTTAGACAAAATTTAGATGTGAAAAGAGATTTTTTAACAGGTCTTTTCTTTGAAAAATCTTCTAAATCATTGACACCAACAATTATATTAGAGTATACAAAAGCAGGAGAAGCAGTAGCTCCATTTTTAACACCAATGGAAGCAGGAAGACCAGTTTATTCAAGAACTAAAAAATCTAATGTAATTAATGCTCCTTCAATTGGTCCAGAATATTCATTGACTGAAAAGGATTTATTTGAAAGACCAGCAGGAGCAAGTATTGAAGAATTTAATCCAGCAATAGAAACTGGAAAAAGAATAGGAGAAATATTAGGAGATCAAGAAAATTATATAAAAAATAGAATTGAATTAATGGTATCTCAATTTTTAACAACAGGTATCGTTAAGTCTGGAGATAAAGAAATTGAGTATGAAGTTAATTATGAATTAGGTAATAAAGTTACATTAGCTTCAGGGGAAAAATGGACTGATACAGGGGTTAATCAGTTATCTAGCTTAGATAGCATAATTCAAAAAGCAGAAGAAAATGGCTATAAAACAGAAAATATTGTTTTAGGATTAAAAGCAGCAGATTTACTAGTAAATTCAGAAGCATTTAAAAAAGCTGTTTCTCAAGATTTACAAAGTGAATTTGTAAAAAAAGCAGTTAGAACTTATCCAGGAATAATTTGGATAGGAACTTATAAAAAATTTGGAGTTGAACTTTTCTCTTATAGTAGAAAAGTAACTGATACTGATGGGAAATCAATTCAATTAATGCCAACAAATATGGTAATTGGAGGTCCTGCTGCTGGGGAAATAATCTATGCTCCTATTGTATTTATGGGAAATGGATTTGTACACATGACTGAAAGATATTCTAACTTAGATACAACAAATCCTAAAGCAGCAAAGATAACAACAGAATCTCGTCCTGTTTTACAACCTTGCGATGTAGATGCATATTTTTCTTATGTGGTATGTGATGAATAAAGATAAGGGAGTTTTTACTCTCTTATCAAATTTATAAAAATGGAGGATGTATGAAAGTAAAGTTTGAAAGACATTATGGAGAATATAAAATAGGTGATTTTGGTAATTTTGAAAAAGGAGAAGAATTAAACTATATTTTAAAAACAGGAACTGCAATAAAGATTGAAGATGATACTCCAAGTTTAGAAGAAATTGAAGAAAAAGAAAATGATGATTTCGGAAATTCCGAAGTAGAAGAAACAGAAAAAGATAATAAAAAAAATAAGAAAGTGAAATAATGGGCTTTAAAGAACAATTAAAGGAAGATTTAGAAATATTTTTAGATTTAGAAGAATTTGGAGAGAAATTTAAAGTTGATGGAGTTGAATACTTTGGCGTTATTGAACAACCAAATAATAAAACACCAAAAGAAGAATATGAAGGAGTTATAAAAGATTTAGATTTTATAATTTATACAAAACATCAAAAAGATTTAGAAAAATATAGTGCTGGAAAAGAATTTTCTTTGAATGGGAGAAAACTTATTGTAAATAGGAATTATGTAGAAGAGGGTCTCATGGTTATTGAACTCTATGAAAGAGGTACTTATTAATGAATGAATTTCTTGAAGTCAAAAATTTAGAAAAAGCTGAGGCAATGTTAAAAAATATTCCAAATGGGATAGAAAGAGCTATAACTGGAACTATTAATAAGACATTGGTCAAAGTAAAATCTGAGATAAAGAAAAAAGTTAGCAAAGATTATAACATTATAAAAAAAGATGTTGATAAAGATTTGAAAATAAG